GCCAGATGTGATATGTTTACCTCTGTGGTTAAGGCTTCACTGGGAGCTACAGAAAAGAAATACGATGCTATTATAAAAATCAAAAATAATGAAATCGATCATCTTCAGAAGTTAACGCTTGAATCGCCCAACGATTATAATCACTGGTTCTTTACCGGCGGTGTTATTGTCGGTGTGACTGTATCGATGGGCATATTCTATGCAGCGGTGCAGACTGCGAAATGAAGCCAAAGAAAGATTTAAATTATATCGCCAAGTTAGAACAAGCGATTGCAAAGAAATATGGCGAGGGCGCGATTCAAAACCCTGAAAAATATTGGGACAAAGAGAAGGAAGAGAAGTATCTAAAGCAACTACAAGAAAGCTCTGCAGAAGAAGAACATATATTACAATATGAAGAGAAGATTGATGTTGGTGGTTTTTTTATACCCAAGAAACTAATTAATAGAGAGGTAAAGAGAATATGCCCTGTTTGCAAGACATATTCTTTTAAAGCGGAAGACGATATTTATATGAACAAGTATGAATGTTGTTTTAAGTGCTTTGTACATTACGTTGAGCATCGCGAAGAAAGATGGTTAAAAGGCTGGAGGCCACAAAATGCCCAAGAAAAAGAATAAAAAGATGACTACTTTAGATATAGTCAGGGGAATTTCCCAAGCTGCCGCAAACGCCTATGACGGATATGACAGCAAGGGTGAAAAGATAAAAGTTGGACTTAAAAGGGAAAAAGGCAATCCCCTACTCGACAAGAGGGTAATGGATGGTTTTAGCGTGAATTTCCACGGAAACAAGCTTTGTATTAAATACCATGGAGAGGTCAGCTTAAAGGACATCCATAAACGGGGCCCAGCGAGATTCGAAGAGGAGATCGAACAAATGTTTAATGACATTGTAAAGTTTCTTAAGAAAGAATATAAAAAGGTGATGGGGGCAAGTCTTTCTTTGTCACCAGACGGCGAAGCCGATTCCATAATCCAACGCATGAACAGCGTGCGAAACTGGGTGCAATCTTCGAAATATTATACAATTGGGAATATGAAAGACACCATGGCTGTGGACGACAATGACAGGAAGTTAGATCCGCACGTTAAAAGTGTTGAGGATGCTGTTAAAAACTTTTTGAAGTTGGGTAAAAATAACAAAGCTTATTAGTCAAATGTTTAATGAAATACCGTTTAACCAAAAAAGAGATCAGGAAAGAGCTTCTTAAGTGCGGTAGAGATCCGGTTTATTTTATCGACAACTATGTAAGGATTACGCACCCTCTAAAGGGATTAATACAATTTAAACTCTATGATTTCCAAAAAGATGCAGTAAAAGATTTTATAGATCACCGCTACAATGTTGTTCTTAAAGCGCGCCAACTTGGGATATCTACCACGATATCTGCTTATGTGGCGTGGCTTTTATTATTTCACAAAGGAAAAAACGTTGTTGTAATGGCAACTAAGCTGAACACAGCCGCGAACTTAGTTAAAAAAACTAAACTGGCTATAAAGTCTTTACCAGATTGGATGCTAATTTCAAAGATAGTTGTCGACAACAGAAACTCATTTAAGTTAGACAACCAAAGTGAAGTAAAGGCTATTTCGACCTCTGGCGATGCCGGCCGCTCCGAAGCACTTTCTTTGCTGGTTATTGATGAGGCGGCAATCATCGAGGGTCTTGATGATTTGTGGGCCGGCCTGTTGCCGACCTTATCTACTGGTGGTGATTGTATTATTGCTTCTACGCCAAAAGGTGTAGGAAACATGTTTCATAAGATATATAGTGAATCTGAGCAAGGCATAAATGATTTTAATAATATATGTTTGCCATGGGATGTGCACCCAGAGAGAGATTATGAGTGGTACGAAAAAGAGTGCCGCAATATGTCAACGCGTGAAGTTGCGCAGGAGCTTCAGTGTAATTTCAACATGTCTGGCGAAACACTATTGACTGGCGAAGATTTAGAGAGGATAAAAGAAGGCACCGTAGAACCAAAATATAAAACCGGCTTCGACCGTAATTTATGGATTTGGGAGACATATGACGCAACGAAAAAATACTTTTTAATCGCAGACGTTGCCCGCGGCGATGGCCAAGACAACTCTGCTTTTCATATCTTTAATTCGGAAACGATGGAACAAGTTGCAGAATATCAAGGAAAATTACCTCTAGATATGTACGCTTCGCTACTCTACGAGACGAGCAGGGAGTATGGTTTTTGTCTAACGGTAGTTGAAAACAACTCTATAGGAATGTCAGTCTTGGATAAGCTGAGAGACTTGAAACATCCAAATATATATTTCTCTAGGAAAGGCACTCACGAACATGTCAACCAATACCTAGCGGAACATCAGAGTACTGCGACTCCCGGGTTCGCGACGACTGTTAAAACACGACCGCTAATTGTGGCAAAATTAGAAGAGCTAGTAAGAAATAAGGTTATAAAAGTAAAGTCAATGCGCCTCTTCAGCGAACTTAAAACTTTTGTTTGGAACAATGGAAAAGCAGAGGCTTTACGGGGCTATAACGATGATTTGGTTTTAGCAATTGCTATTGCATGTTGGGTCCGCGAAACTGCGCTCATAGCCAATCACCACGAGACTGAATATAAGAAGGCCATGCTTGGCTCGATCATGACATCTAAAAGTGTTTTTGATACGAGGATGAGGGGAATGGCGGGGTATAGAAAAAATAATTCGGAAAAAGGATATGATTTTAACAACATTCCGTTTTTTGTAAAATAGGGTAATAGGTAATGGCTAGAAAAAACAGAAGACAAGTTTCACCAAGAAACCCAAGAAATTCAGAATCTACTTTGTTCAAAAAGCTAACAAGGTTGTTGTCGGGCCCGATTGTCAATTACAGAAGACAACAGGTCAGAATAGGAAGAAAGCACCAACTAGACAAAACAGCAAAAAGATTTAAATCAGCTAGCGGCCAACAATTTAAAAAGAAATCTTACAATCCGTTTGAAAGTGTTTTGGCAAACATTATGTTTAACCAAAACCGGTCAGAAAGATATGCTGATTTTGATCAAATGGAGTTTACTCCGGAGTTGGCATCTGCGCTCGATATTTATGCAGATGAGATTACAACACACACAAATTATAGCCCGCTACTCGTAGTTGATTGTTTGAACTTAGAAATTAAAGAAATATTAAACACTCTTTTCTATCAAGTGTTAAATGTCGAAAACAACTTATACAGTTGGGCTCGCACGATGTCTAAGTATGGAGACTTCTTTTTATACTTGGATATTGATGAGGAGATAGGCATAAAAAATGTTATAGGCTTACCAGCCGGCGAAGTTGAAAGGCTGGAAGGCCAAGACGAAACCAACCCAAGCTATATTCAGTTTCAGTGGAACTCTGCTGGTATGACTTTAGAAAATTGGCAAGTCGCACATTTCAGAGTTTTAGGTAACGATAAATACTCGCCATATGGAACTAGCATTTTAGATCCGGCTAGAAGAATTTGGCGTCAATTAACAATGCTTGAAGATGCGATGATGGCTTATCGTATTGTGCGCTCACCAGATCGCCGCATTTTTTATATTGATGTCGGCGGCGTTCCTCCGGAAGATGTCGAGCAGTTCATGCAAAAAGCAATGACTCAGATGAAACGTCATTCCGTCATCGACCCATCATCAGGCAAAGTTGATTTGAGATATAACCCGGCTTCGATTGAAGAAGATTTTTATATTCCAGTTCGCGGCGGCCAAAGCGGGACTAAGATTGAAAACTTAAGCGGCACAACGTGGGCCACCGCCATTGACGATGTTAAGTATATGCGCGACAAACTGTTTGCTGCAATTAAAATTCCAATGTCATATCTTATTCGCGGCGAAGGCGGTGAAGAAGACAAAGCAACATTGGCTCAAAAAGATATTCGATTTGCTCGGACGATTCAAAGGTTGCAACGATCGCTTGTTTCCGAATTAGAGAAAATAGCGATCGTTCATTTATACACGTTGGGCTATAGAGGAGAGGATTTAACTTCTTTTAAGATGAAATTACACAATCCTTCGAAAATTGCAGAGATGCAAGAGCTTGAGCACTGGAATACTAAACTAGCTTTAGTTGATACTGCTATTGGGCAAATGTTTAGCAAGAGGTGGGTCGCGAAAAATATTCTTTCCATTTCCGAAGAGGAGTTTGTAAGAAACCAAAGAGAACGTTTCTATGACAAAAAGCTTGAAGCTTCTATGGCCAAAGTGGCTGAAGTGGCTGGCGAAGCCGCCGGCGCAGCCGAGATGGGCGCCCTCGGCAGCATGGAAGACATGGAAGACATGGGCGGCATGGAAGACATGGGTGGCATGGAAGACATGGGCGCCGAACTTCCGGCACCAGAAGCAGCAGAAGCACCAGCCGGCGAAGGCGAAGGCTTTGAGGGGCTACTAGCCGCCCCAGAAGAAGCCGGCCCCCCGCCCGGTAAGAGAGATGAAGGCGAATATATGTGGCACAAGGTTAAGAAGCAAGATATGCTTGGTAACGTAGAAACAACAACTGACAAATCAAAAGGCAAGTGGTACAAGCCAGTGCCAAAAGAACTAGATAAAAGAAGAGGCTCAGTTCCTCGCAAGAAGAACATGATGTCTCAAGGTGGCCATAGGCAAGGCGGCAAAAGAGGTCTGGGATTAAAATATAATTTTGATAGCTTGTCTAAGGGAATAGTTTCAGAAAACAAAGCTAATTATAGTATCATCGCGGAAAAGAGATTGTTTAGAACAGGTAATGAAATTGAAAATTTGATTAGAAACTTGGAGAAAAAGAGAGATGAAATTGAAGCACAATAAGCGGAGAAACACAGCTTTTTTATTCGAAGCGCTTGTTAGAGAGTTAACAAAGGCGGCTCTTCGCAAAGACCGCGCAAAAGAAAGGGCCGTTAAAGATGTTTTAGTTGAGTTTTTCAATAAAAATACAGTACTATTCCAAGAGCTATCTTTATATAAAAATTTATATGAAACAAAAGGGGCGTCTAGAGGTGATGCCGAAAAGATCATAAGCGAGGTCAAGAGAGTATATCTTTCCTTAAACAACAGCAACGTTTTTGATACACAATCTCAACTTGTGTCACAAATAAACAAGAGGGTGTCGACAAATGTTTTTACTAATTTTGTTTCGAACTACAAGACCATAGCTAGTATATCTCAAATTTTTAATCAAAGTACTCCGATAAAAAAGAAAATAATGTTGGAAAAGCAAATTGTATCATATATGATTCAGCCAGCGACTCAAACTATCAACACTAAGAGACTTAATAGTACCGAGCTTAAAGTATTCTCTAAAAAGTTTAATGAAGCTTACGGAGGTCTATTAGAAGAGCAAAAAGAGTTGCTTTCAAAATATGTAGGATCTTTTAAAGACAACGGCCTAGAATTAAGGTATTTTTTGAATGAAGAACTAGGAAGATTAAAAGAGCACATAGAAGCCTCTTTGGAAACAAAAGAAATAAAAGAAGACACTATTATGCTTAACAAAATGAAAGAGGTGGTCAACGTTATAGACGGCTTCAAAGAACAATATATAAATGAAAAGATTCTTAAAAAGATTTTGAAAATACAAGAATTGGTTAGTGAGATACAAAGTAATGAATAAAGAAAGCGAAATTATAGAAGCTATTAAATTATTTGTGAACCCAGAAGAAGAGCCTCCAGAAGAAGAGGTTCCAGAGGATAATCTATTAAGGGTCATTGTCAAGAAGGCTGAACCAGAAATAAAAATTAAAATTAGAGATCCAATCACTGTTTATCTAAAAATAAGAAAGACTTTAGATGGTAATTATATGATTTTTGATCATCCGATATATGATATAATCATTGATCCTTCGAAGAATAAGATAATAACTTTTGCCAAAAGAGGAATAAATTATGACCCTTACCCTTACCAAGATAAGTTTTTTGATTTCTTGATTAGGCGCGGTATGGCACAATTAGATAGCGTGCAATCTGGAAATATATTTAGTTCGCTGGAGTGTAAGTACCCAATCAATGATGAAATAGATACCCTAGAAACAATCCTTCTCGCTATCTATCAGTTCTTAAAAGATGAAGTCACCATTGTTAAGCAGTCGATGACTTACGATGATGATATATCAAGCCACTATACAGACCCCGATGATGACGAAACAACTGAGTTAGGGGAAGTTCCACACGAAGAGAAGAAGGGCTCGATTGATCCGGGCTTTAAGCCATATGGCTTGATTTATAGGCTTTAAAATGGAATTATTATATTTTATATTGGCCGCTTGGGGTTTGACACAAGCCTTAGTGTATGGCAGCATCTTTGACAAGGTGAGGCCAACAAAGGGATTCTTTGGAGAACTTTTTCACTGTCCAATGTGTTTGGGTTTTTGGGTTGGTGTTTTTCTTTACGGAATTTCTTTCTATACAGAACTATTTACATTTGACTTGAACTGGGTTAATCCAATAATTTTGGGAAGCTTGAGTTCGGGCACATCATATGCTTTAAGTATATTATTTGGAGACGAGGGAATCAATGTCAAAAGGAATTAACATTTTTGTCGAGAACCACTGGATGCTACAACCACCGAGGCTTTGCAAAAGCGGCTGCAGTATCACGCGGGTAACGCCCGCTTAATGAGGAAAAAGGGATGTCAAAGAAATATCTTTTAAGAGAGTATTATGCCTTATGTGACGGCGGCACTTGCCAAGATATGCTCACAGAAGAAGAAAAACGGCAAGTAGCAGAAGAAAAAGTAGTCTTTTTAACCGGCAAGCTGCAAGAAGCCGACGTACAGAACGGCAACGGCCGCGTGTACCCTAGAGCAATAATGGAAAGAGAGGTTAAAAATTACGGGAAATTGGTACAAGAGATGCGCGCACTCGGTGAATTAGATCATCCGGACTCATCCGTCATTAACCTTCAAAACGTTTCTCATATGTGCACAGAGGTTTGGATGGATGGTGCATCGGTTATGGGCAAAATAAAGGTGTTGAACACTCCTTCTGGAAAGATTTTAAATGAGCTTATTAGTGGCGGCGTGCAAGTCGGCATTTCATCACGCGGCTTGGGTTCCGTGAAAGAAAGCAACGGCCAAACTTTAGTAGAAGACGATTTTCAGCTTATATGCTTTGATATTGTCAGTGACCCTTCAACACCGGGCGCATTTATGAATTTAACGGAAAACAGAGACCCGCTTAACAAAATTTTTACAAAAGCAGATAGAATCAACCGTGTATTAAATAGTGTTTTAGAGGATTAAGATGAAGAAAGCAGAACTAAAACAGATTTTAAAGCCGCTAATAAAAGAGTGCATTAAGGAAGTCATCTTCGAAGATGGCGTATTATCTGGTATTATTTCAGAGGTTGTGAAAGGAACTTCTAATAAACAAATTGTAGAAGTGAAACAACCAAGAGCAGAGTACAGGGCCAAGTCTGACAACGAAATGAAACAAAAAATAAAAGAAACAAAAAGTAAACTTCTGCATGCAATGGGCGCAGATGCATACGGCGGCGTAGATTTATTTGAGGGCACTCAGCCCATGAGAAAGTCGTCTGCTGGAAATCCACTATCTGGAGTTAGCTCTGGCGATGCCGGTGTAGACATATCACAAATCCCGGGTATGAAAAATTGGAAATTGCTGGCTGATAAGTAGGTACAAAATGGCTGTAAATGTAAAAGTTTCTTTGCGTAGGAACGAAACTATTGAAAAAATGATTAAACGATTTAGTAAAAAAGTTCGAAATGAAGGTATTATAGACGAAGTAAGAGAACGAATGTATTATGAAAAGCCTTCTGCCAAGAGAAGAAGATTGAAAGCCAAGGGTAAAAAAGAACAGGCTAAATTAAAAAAATAAACTAATTATTAAAGAGGAAAAGAAATGGCGACTTTTAACAGACATCAGAGTTGGGGCAGAACAAGAGGCCCAAAAAATTTAACCGGTACACAAGGGGGCAAGGTCACGCCGCTTGAGAGTCTTAATGATCTTCGTGGCATTACGTCAGCGATTGGGGAACAAGGATATGCTACTGAAAATCAAAGATATTTACATGTGTTAATCGAGGACACTAACGAAGACGATAGTGAGGTTGTATCTGTTTTTGGGTATTGCCATGCTTTTTTAAGGTGGTTCCCGCTGATGACAAGAGTTGGCGGAACAACCGCCGCACAGAGCGGAACAGAAGAAATAAGTATAACCGGCGAAGATTCCAATCTCGCACCGGCCGCTTGCACACCCGACAAACGTACATACCGAGTTTATGAAATCGTCGGCGTTGATAGAGTCGCATTTGCCTGCGCAGATGCATCTGAAATTAACCTTTTCGCCGCTTGTTCTACTTTCTAGATGTCAATAACACTTTCTATGTCATTTTACTTTTTTAATTACTATTTATTCATAGCTAGCTATAAATAGGAGAGCCTCCGATGTCGACAATGTTAGAACAAGCAATAGTAGATGCTGCAGCATTACGCACCGCCGCGATCAAAAGCGCGGAACAAGTCGTAGTAGAGCAATTTTCGGATCAGATAAAAGATACCGTTGAGCGTTTGCTAGAGCAAGAAGAGACTCCTGAAGCCCAAGACGCTGATACCATTTTAGCAAAAGATTTAGATTCTCAACTACCAGAGGCTTTTCATCTAGAAATTGATGATGATAAAATATTAGAAATTGACTTACACAGCCTAGAGGCAGGTGATTTGGAAAAAGAAGATGTCAAGGTTGTTTCTGAAAAGAAAATAGAAGAAGAAGTCGAAGAACTAGAAGAAGAAACTGTAGAGATAGAAGAATCTGAGCTAGAAGAAATCGCAGAGTCGCTTAAGTTCGATTATGAGATGAGGCCAGATGGAGGGTTTGCCAACGGGCAGATGAAACCACCTGTAGATTATGCTGATAATAGAGAAGGTGTTGCAGAGCTAGTTGCTGCAATCAGCGAATATAACGACGACTTGGAAGAAAAGAATAGCAAACTAAAGAAAGAAAATAAAACATTACAGGCAAAATATAAAAAGCTTAATGAAATGAAGAACGAATTAATTAACACAGCAGAAAAAATAAAAGAAAAATTTGATGAAGCACAGCTAACAAGCGGTAAGCTTCATTATATGAATCGAACTTTAATGGATGACTCCTTAAATGAGCGGCAAAAGAAGAAAGTTGTCGAGTCTATTGGTGAGGTTAGCTCTTTGGAGCAAGCGAAGATTGTATATGAGACACTTCAGGGCGCGGTGGGTATTTCTAATAAAAAGAGATCAAAATCACTTAGCGAAGTAGTAAGTAAGCGAACTTCGTCTTCTATTCTTCTTAAATCTCGTGTACGAGAGGAAAAGAAGAGTGAGAATAATGACTTCGCTGAGCGCATGAAGCGTTTGGCGGGCATAGACTAAACAATTGGAGGATAAAACTATGTCAAGTATTGTTGAAAGACTTACAGAAAACATTGTACATCGTGACCTCGCAAAAGAAGGCGCAGCTCTACTTCAGAAGTGGGAGCGCACCGGTCTTTTAGAGGGTATGGACAATGACCGCGATAAAAACACTATGGCGGTATTGCTTGAGAACCAAGCGAAAGAGCTTCTTCGTGAAGCAAGCACAATGGGCGCCGGCGGCGATGTTGAGGGCTTCGCGTCCGTAGCATTTCCGATCGTTCGACGTGTATTCGGCGGCCTGATCGCCAACGAACTGGTTTCAGTTCAACCGATGAGTTTGCCTTCGGGCCTCATCTTCTTCATGGATTTCCAAGTTGCTGGTAATTCTGCAAGACTCGGCTACGGCGCCGAGGATTCACTGTATGGTGGAGGCGTTGTCGCTGGTCAGATCACCGGTGGCGTTGATCTTTCCGAAGGCGGCGGTGCGGTCGACAAGAGCTTTTATAATTTAAATAACGGCTTCGCGTCACCAACCTCATCTACGGATCACTTTACGCTGGTCGCATCACACTCCGGCACACTCCCGGGTAGTGGTTCTTATGGCAAGGAGCTTAATAGGCTTTGTCGTCATGACCCGGACCTTCAAGGTTCGGCAGTCGTTGTTTGTACGTGGACTGGTTCTGCGGCATTAGCACAGATGGATGTGAATAACTTAGTTGGTCTTTCACAAACTGACGCCACCACCACCACCCTTAACCCAACGTCGGGTACGATCGTTCGCCGGTTGACTCAGGTTTCGACGGCTTCGGTTAGTAACCTGCCAAGCTCAGCTGTTTATAAGGGCATCATGATCTTTAAGGCCAATGCAGGCGTTTCTCATGGTACGCTTGGAGCTTCGATTAGTGCTAGTAATGGCACGGCCGCTGGCTTCCGCAAGGTTGAATTCCCGATTGTTGATAACTTCGACAATGTGGGCGAGCGTGCGTTAGGTGGTGTCGTGGGTGCCAGCTTATGGGATCTTGAGAATCAGTCTCAAATTCCTGAGATCGACATCAAGGTTGATTCGATCAGTGTCACTGCGAAGACTAAGAAGCTCAAGGCCAAGTGGTCCCCAGAGTTGGGTCAGGATCTTAATGCCTACCACAACATGGATGCCGAGGTCGAGCTTACTGGTATTCTTTCAGAGCAGATTGCTTTGGAAATCGACCGTGAGATTCTAGAAGATCTCATTAAGGGTGCTACTGGCGGTACTTACTACTGGTCACGATCACCCGCTCTGTTCGTTAACAGAACTACTGGTGCGGAGGTTGGTGCGTCTTCGGCTGCTCCGGACTTCACTGGTACGGTTAGCGAGTGGTATGAGACTCTGTTAGAGACTGTCAATGACGTGTCTGCGCAGATTCACCGTAAGACGTTGCGTGGTGGAGCTAACTTTATTGTTACTTCGCCTGAAGTTGCTAGCATCCTTGAGATGACAGCCGGCTTCCGCGCTTCTGTCACCGTCGATGGCGATAGGGGTACTGCTGGTACTCTCAAGGCCGGCAGCGTTAATAAGAAGTGGGATGTTTATATTGACCCCTACTTCCCAAGAAACGTTGTTCTTGTTGGTCGTAAGGGTAATAGCTTCCTTGAAAGTGGCTATGTATATGCTCCTTATGTGCCGCTACAGGTCACGCCCACTATCTTTGGACCGGAAGACTTCGTGCCCCGTAAGGGTGTCATGACGCGCTACGCGAAGAAGATGGTACGTCCTGATATGTATGGCTTGGTTGTTGTACGTGGCTTGCTTGGCGAATCTGGTGCTACTAGCTAAGTCAATTTGACTAAAAAGGATTAATTTCCAGCCCCCGCTCTTCGGAGCGGGGGTTTTTCTTTTATGGTGAACTATTTATAATGTGCCCATCTCCTATGGGCCCAAAGGAGATTGAAAATGGCAAAAAGAATAGGCTTGGCAAGAACAGAAGCTTTAATAGAAAATTTAAAAAAGAGAAATATCTCTTAGTTCCAGTTCCATATCTCTTAGTTCCGGTGCAGGTTCATCAACGGCCGCCGATATTACCGGCTTCGGCGCCGGCTGGGTTGTTGATAATGACAGTAAAGGGCCCACAATCTCAAACATTAACGGCAGGATCATCACGAAACTCTTTATTGACTTACAGGGCAATGCTTCAGTTGCCGATGTTGATGATGTTATTGGTAACGCCTCTGGCGGGGCCGCTTATGTGTATAGACACTCTAATACTATTGGCGGGTTTGTGGAAAGCATTACAGTCACATGTATAGAGGCACCAACAACAGGCGCGGACGATATTGATTTTCGGCTGTCAGCCAACGGTGCCCTCGCATATAACGGCGATGCCTCCGGGCTGACGAGCATGATCATCGCCACCGAGGCTTGGGCGATCGGGATCAGCAAGCGGGTTGACGATAGCAACACCTCCGAGTATTTCGGCAAATTGACCGGGGCCAGTCTCGACGGCTTATATATGTATCTTTGTTCTGGTGAAGCTGTTGCTGGTGAATACGGGGCCGGCAAGTTCATAGTTACGATTGTTGGGAACGAAGCATTTTAATCGAGGTCTTTCTTTTATGGTGAACTATTTATAGTGATTAGAGAAAATTCTAGTCACCATAGTCACTGGGCGGGCTTGATCCGCCCCCACTCTACAACGGAGTGCGGACATGATTATAAAGGGAGGGTTTTTAACTATGGGTACTAAGAGAGTGGGCCTCGCGAGAATAGAGACCCTTATAGAAAATTTAAAAAGAAGTTTGAATTTGAATAACACGACTTTGACAGACTGTGTTGTGTCAACTACAGGTTCAGTTACAATGAACGGTGCAGTTAGCTCAAATTACATTAGATTTGCGACTCAAGATTGGCATGGCCTGAGCCTGTCAACCAAATCAGACGCAAATTGTGATTCAGGTTTTACTATGGCAGCAAACACTTTGCACGAGTGCGCTGCTTTGGGTGACGCCGCTAATGCAATTGTGTTGCCGGATGCAGATCCCGGTACACTGTGTGTGTGGCGATATACTGCGCAGGCAGACGGCGGTTCGAACATTACATTTACCTGTGCGTCGGGTGACTTTTACCAAGCACAGACAATAAATATGGATGTTGCTAATGTCGGTGACGCACACCCCTTCAGCCGCTGGATTAAGAGTACGGATACCACCCAAACTGTTGCAACCTTTGCTGGATCCATTATAACAGCAGCGGCAACGCACAATACGTTAACGTATGCTCACACCGCAACAAACAACCAAACCAATGTTGGTGCAGAGATTGCATTTTTCTGCCAGACTGATGGATATTGGAGAATCGCTTGGCAAGGATCCGAACTGGGTTCTGGTGCGCTGAATGCTAGTTTTGCTTTTAGCACAGTCTAATAGTTAATAAATAGCTATTAAATTAAAACCCCCCAACCAATTGGAAGGGGGGTTTTCTTTTATGTTTAACAATTAAATAACATATGTTATAGTAATATATTATACAGGAGTTCGCTATGGGAAAGAAGAGAAGAGCCATAAGACGTTTAAAAAAGTTCGGTAGGAAATTTGGTAGGAAATTCGGCCTCGCGATTGAGAGATCAACACCAGAAGAGCCTGAAATCATAGAAGAGGTCACGGTACCGCCAATTAACAAGAACACAATCAACCAGTTGGTCGCGACACCACCAATTAACAAAACGCCGACTCTAAAAAAAGCAGAATCTAAAGAGGCTGTAGTAAAAAGCCCAACACCTAAGAAGTCAACGGCCAGAAAGTCAAGAAAAACTACTACCAGAAGGCCAAAAAAGCCGGCGACAAAAAAAACAACAAGACACAAAACCACTTAAGCAATCTTTTTTGTTGCCGTCAAACTAATTATCGTGTAGGAGAATTAGCGAATGGCAACACCAACTTTAACACCGGCCAGCACAACTAGTGAAGTTGTGCTGACATCGACTGGATCGACCTCTTTAGTATCGGCGACCCTCCCGTATGGTATTTATGTTTCTGATAATAATTTTTTAAGCGGCGCAGCAGAGCAAGTCTCTTATGTTTATAAAAAACTGGGTGGCGATGTATTAGATATAGAAATAACCCCGGGCAATGTATACGCGGCATATGAAGAGGCGTGTTTAGAGTATTCTTATTTAATTAACATCCATCAGGCTAAAAATTCATTAGGAGATTTATTAGGAAACACAACCGCTTCTTTTGATCATGATGGTGAAGTTTCAAGCTCCTCCACTATTTCAAGTATTTCTTTAAAATATCCTAGATACACATTTCAATATTCCCAGCGCGCAGCAGAAGGAATGGCCACTGAAGCTGGTATAAATGGCGATTTAACCGTGTATTCAGGGTCGTTTGCAGTGGTAGCAGATCAACAAGATTATGATTTACAGTCTCTTATTTCAAGTTCTGTCAGTGCTTTTGATGGTACAGACACAATTGCAAATAACAAGATTACAATCAGAAAAGTTTATTATATGACAGCTAGGGCCCAATGGAGGTTCTATGCTTTTTATGGCGGCTTAAACGTAATCGGAAATATGTCAACTTATGGCCAATACGCAGATGATTCAACCTTTGAGGTAATCCCGGCGTGGCAAAATAAGTTGCAAGCAATTCAGTATGAAGACAGCATACAGACTAGAATTTCAAATTACTCTTATGAGCTACACAACAACAAACTAAGATTGTATCCAGCACCGTCTGGTTTTTCAACTGATGAGAAGTTTTGGGTTCAGTTTACAGTAAAGAAGGACGCGTGGGAAGAACATTCAGATCGAAAGAATGGTACAGACGGCATTAACAACATGAATACGTTACCTTATGCAAACATTCCATATAAAAATATTAATAGTATAGGAAAGCAGTGGATTCGTAGATTTGCTCTATCTTTAGCTAAAGAGATGCTGGGGCATGTTAGAAACAAGTTTGGTGGTTCTATTCCGATCCCCGGCGAGACGCTCTCTTTGAATGGCGGCGACCTAGTATCACAAGCACAAACAGAGCAAAAAGATTTAAGAGACGAATTAAAAACCGTATTGGACGAGTTGACTTATGCTAAGTTGGCGGAAAGGGACGCTGCTATAGCTGATAGCACCAGCAAGGCACAGAGCTTTGTTCCTTTACCAATTTTTGTGGGATAAACTAGATGGCGAATGAGAAAAAAGATAATTGGTCACAGCCGGCTGCGCCACCCCCACCGCTATTTGTTGGTAAAAAAGAGAAAGATCTCATTAAACAAATAAGCAACGAGGTGGTTGAAAGGGTTGTAGGCCAGACCATTTTGTATTATCCAATCAGCGCAAAATATACAAACTACCACGAGGTATACGGCGAAGCTATTGAAAAAACATTTTTGCCACCCGTTAGAGTATATGCGTTAATAGCTTGGGAAGGCATAACTACAGAAACTGGTAAATTCGGTATCGACAAAAAGTCATCGGTTACTGTACATTTTCACAAAAGAAGACTAACAGAAGATCAAGATCTTTTTGTTAGAGAGGGTGACTTTATTTTATATGGCACGATTTATTATGAGATAGTTGCACTAGACCAGCCACATCAGCTATTCGGCCAATCTGATACAAAATATGAAATTGCTGCAAAGTGTATAAGAGCAAGGAAGGGAAAGTTTAATGCCTCATAAAGTAAAAACACTGAAGCCATCGAACTTTGAAACCATTGACTCGGCAGTTTTTAATTGGGTTGATAAGGTTTTAGATATTCACTCAACCACAAACCAAGGGTGGAAAAAAGTTCATGTTATGTGGCTAACTGCAGAACGTGCTGCTCAGAGAGAGCGTCGTAGAACTAATGGCGCAGATGCGCTGATTTTTCCAATGATTTCCGTAGAGAGGACTTCCGTGGGCAAGACTGCGGTTGCCTCACGACCTATTCCCGGGAATGTTTTTCCAGTGCGCGATTATAGAAAAGGTTCGTATAGAATCCATAAGAGAATAAATCAGGAAAAAACAAAGAACTTCAGAAATGCAGACAGCGTTGATGTATATGGACAAAATAACTTTCCATGGAAAGATTCGTTTGGGAAAAAAATTCCAAATCAAAAAATTGTTTATCAAACAATAACCGCGCCAATGCCGGTTTATTATGATTTATCATATACAATTAACATTAGAACAGATTATCAACAGCAAATGAATGAGATAATGCAGCCATTTATGGTTTTGGCCGGCGGGATCAATCAATTCATTTTAGAGAAAGATGGTTATTCGTATGAGGCTTTTATTGAAGATGACTACCCTTCAGATAACAATGTTTCAAATCTTTCCGAAGAGGAAAAGAAATATGAAACAACAGTGACGCTAAAGGTACTGGGCTTCATTTTAGGATCGGGAAAGAATCAAGAAACTCCAAAAATGGTGATACGTGAAAACACTGTAGAGCTTAAATTTCAGCGCGAAAGGGTTGTTCTCGGCGATATTAATGAGTATGGTATTGATGATAATAAAGAGAAGGAACCATTGCGCCCTCGACACAAAGAGCCTTTTCCATTTGATAGCTAGGGGGTTTTCAGTTTAAAATTACTATTTACTATGTATAAGAGTACGGGAGAATTACAAGCATGAGTGCAAAGAAGTTTAGATTTGTTTCACCGGGGATTTTTTTAAATGAAATAGACAATTCTCAATTGCCCCGCGAGCCAAGAGACATCGGCCCCCTAGTTGTTGGTAGAACGTTGAGAGGCCCAGCAATGAGGCCCGTTCAAGTTGATTCTTTTTCAGATTTTGTTGAAGTATTTGGCGAACCACAACACGGTGGTGTAGGTTCAGATCCGTGGCGAGATGACACCCAATTGGCGCCTACTTACGCCTCTTATGCGGCCCAAGCTTGGCTTAAAAATTCACCAACCATTAATGTTGTCAGGCTTCTTGGGAAGGAGCATCTTAATAAGTCTAGCGGCGGCGAAGCCGGCTGGAAAACGTCGGAGGCTTTAAGTACATCTAGGATTGGGCAGAATGTCGGCGGCGGCGCTTATGGGCTGTGGATGTTTAATACTACTGGCTTCGGCCCCATCGCGGGAGTAAGCAAAATAACTGGTTCCTTGGCAGCGATTTGGTATATCGATTCAGGCTCGATGGCGCTGATTGGCGAAGACGTAGACAGTAGCACTGTGTCCGATTTGTCAGGTTCCGCAACGTTAATGCGCTCCGATTCGGCTGGTAATTTTACGGCGCTGATCAAAGCTGGCAGCGCTGAAAAGAAAATTACTTTTAATATGGGCCCGTCTCATAAAAATTATATTCGAAAAGTTTTCAACACGAATCCCACGTTGACTAATAATACCATTACTGTTGCCGCCGATCGGCAAATATATTGGCTGGGTGAAACATTTGAGAATACTCTTTTACACCAAGTTGCCGGCACGAGTTATCTAACTATGTCTGCTGGTGGCGTGGAAACAGTAGAAAAAATAACCGGCAGCCATGGCGCTGCAATGGACCACCCCGGCGCCTCGCAGGTAAAGTATCTGGGTGTTATTCTGGGATTAAAGTGCGGCACCAGTGGCGAGCACGGCATAAGACAAACTCCATATGCGCAGGACGCAGACACCACCGGGAATCCTCAAACGGGATATTTCTTTGCACAAGACTTGGGCGGCGGCAACGCGAAGGCTGCTTATGCTCCTGCTAATATGACAAAGTTATTTAAGCTCATTGCTCTTGATCATGGCGAATGGGCTCAGAATAATATTAAAATTTCTATTACAAACATAAAATATTCAAAAGATGAATTTGATAAGTGGGGGCAGTTTGATGTATTGGTTAGATCACTCAAAGATACAGATAAATCACTAAATGTTTTAGAAAGATTTAGCAACTGTAATTTAAATCCAGATTCTATTAATTATGTTGCCAGAAAAATTGGCGATCAATATGTTAAATTTGATACTGCTGAAAGAATTTTAAGACCGCAGGGCGAATGGCCAAACAATTCTAAATATATTCGCATAAAGATGGGCTCTAACGCTTCAACTAACGCGGAAAACCTACCTTTTGGCACTTTTGGACCGATTAAATATCAGGCGGTTGAACTGAGTCCGTTCGTCACCGGCAGCACCTCGGCCTCTTTTGCCGTTGCAGCAACAAACAGCCCAATTGTTGGTGGCACCACTGGTGCGACCCCACATGCTTATGTGGGCATATTTAAGGGCGCGCAATCGGGCTCTATATCGCGGGCGATTAAGAAGCAGATGAAGTTTTTGTTCCCACGAGTTCCTGCTCGCATATCCGCTTCACAAGATGGCCTTTCAAACAATAAAGACGCTTACTTTGGCGCCTATACTGGAAAGACAAAGACAAATGGTAGATTCAACGATGACATTGTTGATCTTGTTAAGAGTAAAGCCAGTGGTTTAAATCAGTTTACCGCGACTACTAACTTTACAGAGCACTCATGGGCTTTTTCACTTGATGAAATTGTTTCCTCGGCCAGTATCACCGCATCGGCCGGCGATTATTATTGGGTACCGGGCTCCAGAAACGCCGGCAAGGCTCTTAATAGCACCAGTTCAGGGGGCTCATATAAGGACATCTTGGATAAAGAGATTTATTCATTCACTGCTCTATTATATGGAGGCTCAGATGGCTTAGATATAACGGAAAAGGATCAGTTTAGAAGTTCGGGGCTTGAAGATAAAACAGAGCTTTCTAATTATGCCTTTAATAGCGCAAAAGAAGCCATGGACATTTGTAGAGACCCAGAGTTTGCTGAATACAACTTGATGTCAATGCCCGGGCTCTATCACGAAGGGTTAACCAACCACATGATTGAGACTGTTGAGTCTAGAGCAGACGCTCTTGCTGTAATTGATCTCAAGGGTGACTTCACACCAGAGGAAGATAGTACGGCTAAAGCTTATGGCGCTGTTTCTACAACAGTTACTAATCTTAAGGCACGCGGCCTAAATTCAAGTTATGCTTGCGCATATTATCCATGGGTACAGATCAGAGACACAATCAACGGCAATGTTGTTTTTATGCCTCCTTCTGTAGCTGGAATCGGCGCAATGTCGTATACTGATCGTGTCCGTGCCCCGTGGTTTGCCCCAGCCGGCTTTAATAGGGGCGGCTTATCAAGCGGCGCGGCCGGCCTTCCGGTAATTAACGTAACTCAAAAATTGACTTCGAAAGAAAGAGATACCCTTTATGATGCGAACATTAATCCAATTGCTTCCTTCCCGAATGAAGGTATTGTGATCTTTGGGCAGAAAACACTTCAAATCACAAGAAGTGCTTTGGACAGAATTAATGTTCGTAGATTAATGTTGTTCGTCAAGAAGGGAATTGCTACAATAGCTTCGGACATTTTGTTTGAGCCGAATGTACAAGAAACGTGGGATAGATTTATCGGCAGAGCAGAGCCGTTCTTAGCAGACGTTAAAGCACGCTTTGGCCTGACTGACTATAAACTGATACTGGATAAAACTACCACGACGGATGATCTAATTGATCGCAACGTTATGTACGCAAAGGTGTTCTTAAAGCCTGCTAGAGCAATTGAATTCATTGCTGTTGACTTTATTATCACAAATACTGGAGCAGCATTTGAGGATTAATACTAATTACTAGGAGTATTAGGAGAGAAGTAGATGCCAAAACAAGCAACACCGTTACCTCAGTGGCAAACGCCAAATATTGAGCCAAAGCGTAAATTTAAATTTATTCTGAGTTTTGGTGACATTCCAGCTTGGGTTGTCAAAACTGCCGGCCGGCCAAGCTTGACTTTAACCGCCGGCGCAACGCATCAGTTTTTAGCACACGAGTTTAAATTCCCGGGCAGAGTTCAATACGGCGATATACAAATTACACTTGTTGATCCCATTGACCCAGATGTTGCTTCTGTAATGTTTAAAATGTTTAAAGACGCCGGCTACGTTGCTCCATCAGAATGGACGATGGACAACCAAGGTTGGAAAATAAGCCCTTCTAAGCTTAAGTCGATCGACGCGACCAAGGGCGACATCGCCATCAAGACGATCGATTCAAATGGACGCGACGTTGAAAAGTGGACTTTAAAGAATGCTTGGGTTAAGGAAGTCAACTACGATGATGTCGGATATGACAGCGAAGATTTAATGAGTATTACAGTTACGCTAACATTTGATTACGCCAGCCACGAAGTTTTTTCCGCTGAGTGATAATTACTAATAGAATGCTAACCAATAACCGATTAATTGAGACACAAGCTCAACAATCATTTAGATTTTATTTAAGAATAAATGATTTTCCTGTAGCCTATATAAGTAATGTGTCTCGCCCATCGTACACAATATCCACAGCGCCATACAAATTATTAAATCATTATTTTAATCACCCAACAGAAATTAAATGGAATCCAATAAACTTTACAATAAGAGAGATATTCTCTAGAGACGTAAAAGAAACTATCGCGGCCCTTACAATGGGGAAACTATTAGACAGGGCGTATGATTACCCAGATAATATAGATGAAACCGCTTTAAAAGATCTTAGTAAAAGAGATTTGATGACTTCTCTAGGAAGAGTTTCCATTCAGATGCTAACACCGGAAGGGGAAATGTACGAAGAATGGAAATTACATGGCGCTTTCGTAACTGATACAAAGTTTAGTGAAGTAAGTTATAGCTCTCAGGACTTAACAGGAATTACAATTACGGTATCATATGATTGGGCAGAGTTGATATATCATAAGAAATAAGAGGAGATAATGAGAAATCAAGACAGACTTAAACAAAACATACCAGAGACAGCCGCACAAGTAAATCACCAATACACACCACCAACCGACATAGTAAAACTACCATCTGCTGGAAAGTTTTATTCCAAAGAGCACCCGCTTCATAATGTTGAAGAGGTTGAAATTGGATTTATGACGACAAAAGAAGAAGACATATTGGTGTCTACGGCATATGCAAAACAGGGTAAGATTATAGATAAACTTGTTGAGAGCTTACTTATAAAAAGTGTAAAAGCAGATACTCTATTGCCGGGTGATAAAAGCGCTATTTTAATAAACGCTAGAAAAAACGCTTATGGTTCGGAATATAAAATCCAAATATCGTGTGCGATATGTGATCACCCCAATAAACATACAGTCGATTTAGGCGCTGTTGGAATAAAAGAGAACAACCAAGAAGGTGTACAATTCACCGACAGAGGTACGTTTGTCGTCAAACTACCAAAAACCCAAGCTAACGTAGAGCTTAAGTTTTTAACTAGCGAAGATGAAGAAGAGATAGAAACAAGGGCCAAACAGAAGGCACAACATAACTTACCAGAGACTTTAGCTTCTGATCGGCTTCGCCAACTGATAGTTTCAGTAAATGGCGCTGAAAACATTTTGGTCATAAATGACTTTGTTTCAAAATTACCAATCACCGATTCCTTATTTTTGAAAAGAAAATATTCTCAAATTGTACCAGATATTGATTTTATATATGAAGTTGTGTGTACAAACTGTGAATACGAAAACAAGGGGGTTGTGCCTGTTTTGGCAGACTTTTTTTGGCCTGACGAGTGAGTATATTGACAGCGTATATGAGTTGTTCTTTTATATGAAACAAAAGGGCAATTGGAACTTTTTTGAGCTTTATGCCCTTCCGATTAAGCTGCGCGACTGGTTCTTTCAGCGCATGATAAAATTCTTTGAAGACTCGGCGAAAGACGAAAGTTAATTTTACTGTTGAAAACTATTTATAGGGCAGAGGTAAGATTAAATGGCATTGACGCAATACGGGCAATTTCTTGAGGCAATCCAAAATGGCGAGGTCGCTAAAGCCAAAGCGCTTATGGGCGGCCTAAGCGGCACCGAAAAGACTAAGGCGGCCCGGGCCGTAGCTAAACTAGAAAAGAACATCGCAGCCGGCAAGAAATCGGCCAAAAGCGACACCGGCAAAGCAAGACCAAATGAATCTTATATAGAATACATTGATAGGCTTAATGTCAAGCTTTCAGACAGTAACGCTGCTTTTGCCAACAACACCAAGGCACAATCAGAAGCGCTTAATCAGATAGCTAAATACAGCCTTCGTGTTAGAGACTTGGGCTTCAACTTAGAGCAGACCACAACCCGATTTAATGACTTATCAACAATGTTGGCCACACGCGTGCGGAAAGGGTTTGAAAAAACCCAAGGGCAATTACTTAATCAAACACTGATATGGCAAAGGCTTGGCGTTGAGATCGGCACTTCAACAAAGATGATAAATGACTTTGATACTACCATGGGAATGTCAACGAGAGAAATAATGACATTCGGAAGAACAATGACCAACTTTGCTGTCAACACCGGACAGGATGTTAATCGAATTTTTAAGGACATGGCTGCCAACATGCACCTGTTTCATGATAATTTAGACAATGCCGCCGCCCAAAAGAATGCTTTTATGTTCCAGAGGCGCGCCCGAGCTATGGGAATGGAAATGGGCGGCTTGATGGATATCATGAAAAAATTTGAGAATCTCGACACAGCCCAACAGACCGGCGCACAACTAAACGCTGTACTTACTTCGCTGGGCGGCAGCTTTGACGCGGTGAAGGCATCTGCGATGGATTACCCGGAAAGAATGAATTACATTGTTCAATCCATTCAGAAAGTAGCGCCTAGGCTGAAGAGCGCCGCCCCACGCGTCCAACGTGCTTATATGAACGCTTTTAGTCAAGCCGGCTTTGGGCCGACACAAGTTAGAAAGCTGATCAACTTTGATGCAAATCAATTAGCGGGCGGTGGTGTGCCCGGGCCGATGGGCGCTGCACAAGAAAGGACTTTAGCACAACGGATGACTGGAATGGACAAGATGCTCGCCGGCACATTTGGAACAAGCGGCGCCGAACGAATGGCCCTTGGCGGCGCCATGGCCGGCCTACCCCAAGGCCAAGCCGTCGCGGGATTGAAACAGATGACCGCGACTGCCGGCCAAGGAATGATAAATGTGGTATCAAAGGCGGTAGAGGATTCTTCAGAGGCTATTCAAGCGGCACTAGCTGAACAATTAGACGGCTCTGATTTTAAAAAGAAGTTGGATGAGTTTGGTGGAATTATTACGAAAGCAATTAAGAAATTGGGTGATGAAAACACTAGGACGGCTAGCCGTATTGCTGCAATGGAACATCGAAAACCCGGACGGTAAAGGAGAAAATAAACAATGGGCTGGCAGGATAATATAAAAAAGGCGTCTAATCTAGGAAAGGACTTTGCTAAGAAAGCTGAGCGTTACGAAGCTCGTTTCATTGGCGGCTTAGACACTCGGGCTGGCACTGTCGGCGCCGGCGCACCAGAGCCAGATCCAACCCTTAAGACAGCAGACACCGGAGAGGTGGCTTTACGAAATAGTTTAGACTTTTCAGATATTCATTTTACTTTTCCAACCACTGCCGGTTTAGTTAGTAAGTTTGGAAAGTTTCAGCGCGTAAGCTTTCCTGCTTATATAACAGCGTTTAGCGACAGCTTCACCCCCAATTGGAATTCAACGCCTGTTTTTGGCAGGGCAGATCCAATTCCAACTTATTCTAACACAACACGAGCAGTGACTTTGGGATTAATGATTCCTTGTTTTAGTAAGGCTGACGCAAATGAAAATTTGAAAAAGTTAAATATGCTTATAAAGAGTTTATACCCGGGCTATGAAGAGGTTAATGCTTCTGGGCAAAAGGCTCTTGATAGCCCGCCGCTGGTTCGAATTAAATTCGCCAATTTGCTTATTAATCATAAAAATCCAGCGAAGGGGCTGCTGGGATATATCACCAGCTTCTCTAGTGATTTTGGAATCCAATCGAAAGGTGTTATAATGGACAAAGATAGCACATATGGCTATTTATTGCCGCGAGCTATTGGGTTTAACATCTCTTTTAGTCCGCTACACGAATCAACAATAGGGTGGAACAACTCAGCCCCCGATGGCGAATTTTATGGAAATGAAAACTTTCCATATAATGTTCGAAAGCAAGCCCACGAAGAGGCCGCCAAAGCCGATCCCGGCATTGGACTTGGAGATGAATATAACGAGGACACGATCTTAGGAGAATAAAATGGCTGATTCAAGGTATAAAAAAACAGATATCCTCGTCAATGACGATATCGGATATAAGAAAGAGTTTAAGTCAAGATACGATGACAGAGATGCCATTCGTCATTATGAAACTCTAGACATGAATTATCCTACGCCCGATGAGATAAAACTATTAACCTTTGCCAATCATATATGGAAGTTTGGTGATCGCTATTATAAACTATCTCATGTGCACTATGGTCATTCCAAATATTGGTGGGTGATTGCTTGGTTCAACAAGAAGCCCACGGAACAGCACGTCGAAGTGGGCGATTTAGTTAAGATTCCCCTCCCTTTGAATGATGTTCTAAAAGTATATGGATATTAAAAATGTCTAAAAAATCTACATTCTTTTTGCCGCGCAATCTGACGCCACAAAGCTGGTTAACAGAAATGCTATTGGGTCAGATATATAGACCAGAGAACGAAGAACTCAGAAAGTTAATTTATGGCGAACTTGAAAAGCATAAGGTTGATGCATCGTTTAAGAACGCCCGGGGAAAACTAATAACTTTTCACCCCAAACATAAAAATAATTTTGAGGAAAAACTGCCGACACTAACGCCTTCATCGGCGGGCAAAGTGGGTAATATTCTTGCTGATGCTACGATTGCTGCTGGAAAGTTTTTATCTGAGACAAACCCAAAAATGAGATATGCGGAGTTTTTATTAAATATGACTCCTGCACAACATGCCGCCCTAATACCTTATATGACGTTTTTTACTAAGACGCGTCGACCAGCAGAAGAGTCTGTTCGTGACAAGCCCGGGTCTAAGAATCATAATCCGTGGCATAGAAAAGATATCATTTTTGAAGAGTTTATAAACGAGGAGTTTATTCTAAACAATCAGTTTGCTAGAATTGGCTCTGCTGGTATTAAACAGATGTCGGTAAAAAGGGAATTCCCCAGTTGGGGGTTGGCCAACTCCTTCTACTTTGAAGTTGAGTTTTATTTCAGTAGCATGAAAGCCTTTGCCGAAGGACACCCAATTGATGTACTGCGTGGCTGGTCTAAGAAAGATTACCTTAAACTGATTATTCCCAAGGGACAAAGAACTAAATGTGATGGCCTAAAGACAGTTGAGGTGTTGGAAGAGAACCTGTTTGTTGAATACGGGTGGAGGTTTAAAAAGGACACTCCGGACGAGTTGGTGCCTTTTGATGTTAGACAAGTCTTTCTAGAAGAAGAGCGAAAAGTGTTTAATATAAGATGGACAAAACACGACTTTAAATTTGGCGAAAATGGTGAAATTAATTTAAACGTAAGCTATCAGGGCGCCCCAGAGTTTACGGCATACGCCGAGAGCGAAAAGAATGACGTTCTAGAAATTGTTGATCTTACAAAAATTGGTAAAATTAGCGTAGAAAAAAAGACAATCAAAGCAACGATGGATGAGCTAAAGGAACTCAAAGAAGAGGCCAAGAAGGTCGAAAACTTTTTTAACGATTGTTCCGGCGCCGAAAAAAGGCGCCGCCAATCTTTGTCTGCGGAAAACCGCAAAGAAGAAGATGAGCTTATAGAAGAAATTAAGAAAGAAAGAAGAGGTAAAATTTTATTTTTAAACAAAAGAATAAATAGAATTAAAAAAGCAACTGCGCTAACTCTACAACAGATCGTATTAGAAATAATTGCTCATGAAAATCAGCTTTTTAAAGTCAGCTTTTCACAACACCACACTCCCGGGAACAATAAGCCAAGCTTTGGTTTAAATACCACGGTTAGTACAGTTACATCTAGAAAATCAATGAAGGCTAAAGCTTTATCGGATATAAAAGAGGTGGGCTCATCCGGAGCATCAAAGCAGGCTTTAAGCGAATACCTTAGAAAGAGCGGAGTTGCGATATCAAAACAATCTGAATTCAGCTTAGAAGATGTCGTAGATGAAATATCTGCTATAATTAAAAAGAAAAAAGTAACAGGAAAATATATTTTGCGACTCTTGAATGGCGGCGATATTAAGGCTACTGGAGTGGACTACAAGAAGGAACTGGAGAAGAGGTTGCATGCCATGTTGTGCGCTTTGACAAACTGTGGCCATGGCGCAGACGAGGACACTGGTGGGCTGGGACAAATTGATCGTACTTTTGGTAACTTTATGTTTTTTCCGCTTAAAGCTCTAATATCGGCGATGTTTGAGCTTTTAGGAGAAGAGAAACGAAATATTATGCCGACCGTCGCATTTGGAAACATGATCATTCGCGCCTTAGACAAGGAAATGTGGGTTAATATCGGTGATGTTTTAATCGAGGTGGGCGTTTACAAAGAGTGGTTCTTCAAACATGTTGAGTCTGTTGGCAGAAGCAAGTGGACATTTGGCAATTTTATGGATAGTGTGGTATACGATTTAATGCCCAACGCACTGCAATCACCCAACACAAACTTCGGAAACATCGTCAAAGAGCCATATCAAATCGGCGGCACGGCAGGCTGGAGGTCTCGTTGGGCAAGTGCGGCATTGTCGCAAGACCCGAGCAAGGATTCTGAAGCGTCACATAATGCGCTCGCGGCTTTAGCAATGGAAGTTAAAAAGAAAGATGACGAAACAGACACATCTCTATTTTATTATAGACAAAAATCCAGCCCAAGCGTCAATGATACAGAGGCTGTCGGCCCTTTAATGACAGACATGGGTCAACGCACATTTAACCGATGGAAAGATCACAGCGACGGGATGTACCATTTGATAGTGGGTGAAGATCGCGGGATCCTTAGACAAATAGACTTCAGGTATATGGATAACTCAGCTTTGCGAACTGCGCTGTGGCTAGACACCTTAGTTGACAGCGCCGCAAAATTCTTGAAACAGCCATATCAAGCCAGCCCCACGATGATCGGGAACAATCTTTTTGACAAAGGCCGTTTTTTCGTCATTTCTCATAATCCTTTGGGAATAGACGACGTAGACGACCCGGGCATTAGAGGTTATTATCGAATTGATTCTGTAACAGACGTGATTTCTGTAGGGCAGTATACTACTTCTGTACACGGCGTTAATATGGGCCACAACTTTGACGGAAAGAAAAACAAAAAACCAGAACAGGATTTGAAAGCGAAAAAGGCTAAGTTTGGAATCCACGCAGAACATAATATTGTTAAATACATTACTGAAAATTTGATTTTAGACGAAAAAATAGCAAACCTCTATTTTTCGAAAAAAGTAGAGTTTAGACGCGCCAGTGAACTTCCGACATCAAAGGGGGAGTGCAAAGGGGCTAATGCTACTTGGAATGAAAAAGAAAAGAAGTGTAAGTGTTCACCAGACCGCTTGTTTTCGAATGGTAGGTGTATGAATCAAAAAGAAGCTACGGAGTATGAAAAGAAACGCAAAGAAGCACTTAAAAAAGCAGACGAAAAGGAAGAAAATAAATGACGTTGGAAATTGAATTCAATTTAGCCAAGCTTGAAGAAGAGACAGAAGTCAAGCAGTCTATAGTTTCCAAACAAGAAGCTGTAAAACAATCAATTATTGATAAATTTGGGGATATTTCCAACATAGAAAAAGGCGCCTCTGCGAAACAGCTATACCAAGACCGAATAAACTTCAGGCAGGCGTATAATGACTTTGAAACCAACTCAATTGACACTTGGTATCGTAATCCGCTTTACGGAAAAGTGAGCCGTCACGGCCTTGTCGCTGGCATTGAGAATACTCCGCTGCAAGAAGATATGCTAAGGAGGCTTCTGGAATTACACGGAAAATCTAAAGGAAAAGAGAAAGAGCCAGAATGTGGAGAAGATCCAAAAGACGGTTGGTCGAAGAAAGACTCTTCAGTTGTTGCCGGCCTTAGAGATCTTCTAGGTGAACCGGGACAGGAAACAATCCCCCTCTTTATTGTTTCTGCGCTGGTCGACGTTGAAAAGCTCTTTCAAAATCGCTACAAGCCAAAAGATAGTTTGATCAAACAGATTAAAATAGCAAAAGGATATAACAAGAGAAATCAAGCCTTCCAGAACAACCTAGAACAGATTTATAGTAGTTTTACAGAAACGGAACTATCTTTTTATGCTAATGATTCTGCCATTAAAAACATTGATGACTTTTATAATATCTTTAAAAGATATATAACAAACACAGACTTAACGGTAACGTTTGCCGGTTTTATGGAAAGCAGATTTAGCACTCCATACAGCAGCGGCCTCGTGTATGACTTGTTTGACGGAGATATAACCTCTGATCAGGAAAAGATTAAATTTTATGAAGACCCAAATTTTGAATTATTTAAATATGCTCTGAATATGCACGGCTTTAAGATCGATCCAAACATTCCTTGGCGAGCAATTGCCGATGTAACCTCTGATAAGATGTGGCCGTATATTTCCGTTTGGCAGCTACCAAAATATGCAGGGACAACTTTTGATAAAGTGGAAATAGAAGATGTATTTTCAAAGCTTTTCACCCCTTTTGCAAACTATGGCAACTTCAAAGAAAAGAGCACCAGCTTTGTTAATACTATTACTGATATGTATAACGATTTTATTTCGCAAAATCCAGAGTATGTAAAAATCATTGCAAACAAGTCAGTTTTTATTAAAAGAGGCGCGCCAAATAAATTGCTGGAAAAAAAGTGGATAAAGTGGTACGCTGAAATCAGGAACATAGAGAAGAAAAGCCCAGTCGGCTCTAAAAAGCTAAAAAGAATAGCCAACAAAGCACACCACATCTACCTAGCTGGTCTGCCTGATAACAAATATCTAATTTCTATGGCAATTGAGTATGTTGAATATGCTCTGGGCGCCATTGCACTGAAGGCCACCAAGATAAATAAGAGCTTGACAATCAGGGAAGAAAGTATTATACTTATTCCTGACCTGTTAGAGTTTTAATGATTTTTCAAACATTTGATTACCCAGCTAAGTGCAAAAAAGTTTATGCAAGCGGCTCTCTTTGCGAGGAGTTCCCTCAGAATTTAAGTGGCACTTGGGAATATAGAGCCGACGCGCCATCGGGTGTTGAGTTTGCAAAGTTATACTGCGATGGAAAAAACATTCACGATGTGTGCCCAGAGCATTTACGGCGCGAGTGGCAAGAAATAACAGGCAAGTGGAAAGCTCATTTGAACGCTTTTATACAAGCGAAAATTTCACTAAAAGAGCACTGCATATATGACTTGGTACCACAACATTTTCTTTTAGATTTCTGCGAAGTAAAGAATCAGATAACGAAGTATGTCTTGGATAACTACGACAGGCCAAAAAACTATAATTTTCTACTGGAATTGGCTGCTCTTAGTGAAGATATAAAAACACAGCCGCTAAATTTAAAAACAGACAAATTAAACGGATTAAGCCATCAGTTAGCAACTAGAAACTTCTTGAAAAGGCTTAAAAAGATTGAAAAAAGTATTAAATACAATATTTTTGGCACAAAAACTGGCAGACTTACGACCGAGCCAAACTCTTTTCCCATTCTGACGCTTAAGAAAGAATTTCGCTCTGCTATAGAGCCAAACAATGATTTGTTTGTAGAACTAGATTTCAACGCTGCTGAGCTAAGGACATTGTTATCTTTGATGGATAAAGAGCAGCCAAAGGGAGACATACACGATTGGAATGCTAAAAACGTGTTTCGTGGATACGTGACAAGAAAAGAGGCGAAGGAGCGTATCTTTGCTTGGCTGTACAATCCAGACTCTAAGGATTATTTGGCAAACCGATCATATGATCGAATAGCCGTTAAAGAAAAATACTGGGATGGTAAAATAGTAAAGACGCCGTTTGGCAGAGAGATAGAGGCCGATGACTTTCACGCTTTGAACTACTTGATCCAAAGTACGACAGCAGATATGGTTTTAAGACAGGCAATTAAGGTCTATGACTTGCTTAAGGGCTCCAAGTCACATATAGCATTTATGATTCACGATTCGCTAGTAATTGACTTGGCAAAGGAAGATAAGGGACTATTAACAAAGGTGTTTGAAGTGTTTTCGCAGACTGATTTAGGAGAGTTCAGTATTTCAACTCAAGCCGGCAAGAGTTTTGGCGAAATGAGGAAGATAAAATGGACATAATCGGCTTTGGTAAAATCGGTTGCGGCATCGCGCGCCAATTGGCCGAGCACCCCCAGTATAACGTTTTTTATATAGACGTTGGGGTCACGGGCCGCAATTGCTATGCCCTACCAGATAGCAACACCGCAGAAGAGGCAGAAGAAAAGACGCCTAATTTTTCGCGGCTTGTAAAGAAAGTTGACAAGCGCCTATTCTTTTTTTGCAGTGGCCATGAAGTCCCTGGCGGTTCCATCTTGGCCACACTGGAACAATTTAAGAATTTGAAAATTAATGTTGTATATATCCGCTCAGACTTAGACTTGCTCAGCGAAAAAGAAAGGTTGCAGGAAAAGGTTACGTTCAACATATTACAGCAATACGCCAGATCCGCGCTGTTTGAAAAGATCATTCTAATTGATGACCACCGCGTAGCCAACATTTTAGGAAATCTATCAATTGTGGAATACCGTCAGAGAATCAATTCATTTATTGCCAAATCTTTTCATATGGTGAACTACTTTAAAAACAGCGAATCTGTTATGAGTAACATATCGCCCCCACGCGAAATTAATAGGATCTGTACCATTGGTATATTTTGTATGGAGACTGGAAAAGAAAAGTATTTTTTTGATTTGGATTATCTTCGTGAAAAGCAGTTCTATTTTGCCTTTGGCGAAGAGACGCTAAACAAAGAGAAAAACCTTTTAAATAAAATTAGCACACAGGTAAAAAACGCTGGACAGTCTGAGTTCACTAGTGTATCATATGATATAACGGCGACAACGTATGAGGAAAATTTTACATATGTCGAAGCATACACAAACTTCATTCAGGGTGAAAAAATAGTTGACAATCGCTCAGAATGAGGTATACTTATAGTGCGGGCTGGGAAAACCACCCAGCCTATAATTTTTAAGGAGAAAATAAAATGGCATTAGATTTGAAAAAGATGAAGCAGAAGCAGGTTGCGCTGCAATCAAAAGGCAACGGTAAACGGTGGTTCTGGAAGCCGCAAGACGGCGATCAGACGATCCGTATCGTTCCAGACGCTGGTGGCGATCCCTTTCGGGAGTTTTGGTTCCACTACAACCTTGGCGACAAGCCCGGGTTCTTAAGCCCAAAGCGCAATTTTGGCGAGGACTGTCCTTTGGACACCTTTGTCCG